GGTGGCCCCGGCGGTGCAACTGTTCAACTCAATCTGTATGGTGATCCTTCTATGGAGAGAAAAATCAAACCCGGATTAGTTTTCTTTTTTAAGCAACTCCTCAAACAAATCTAATTAATAAAAAGTATTTGAATATTTTTTATTAAGCATTATATATACGACTATGGATAAACTTTCAAAAGATGAACTATTAGCATTAATTAACAATAAGCCCGAAAAGAAACCTCGCAAGAAGCCTGACTTGTCTGAAGATAAAAAAATTGCAATGTTAGAGAGATTGGCCGATATGCGCGAAACCGTTAAGAAGAACCGAGAGGCTAAAAAAGTGGCTGATCCTATAGTTAAGGAGAAAGAGATTGATGCCATCTTTGAGAAAAAATACGGTACTAAATTTGATAAAATGACTGAACTTTTAACCGATTTGAATGAAAACACAAAAGAAACCTTGAAAATTAAAAAAGAGAAAATAGCGAAAAAAGCCGAGGAAAAGAAAGTAGAAGAAAAGAAACCTGAACCTGTTGCTTTAGAAGTGAAGCCTAAGCCTGAAAACATATTATTTGATAAACCCGCTACGGTTATTAATGCCGTGGTTCGTCCCGCTTTTCCTACTATGGCAACTCCAATGAATCCCAATGTTCATTTTAAAAATAATACTAGATGGTAAATCTCTCTATTTTATAAAATTATAATATAATTGTATTTTATATAATGACGTTCTATAATAGCGTGAAGCCCCTCAATATCAAGGCGCTGTATTCTGCGAACGATATCGTGGATTTTACGCTCAAACTTCGCCCCGGCCGTGCGATCAAAGCCGGTTCTCTTCGTGTGTCTGGATATCTTAACATTCAAAAACAAGCACCAAATTCTTCCACGTGGGTTCCTTGCACCAAAGCCGATTCCGTTTTCGTCTCACCATACGCAGGGGTACACTCCTTCTTTAGGAATTCGAGTTGCAGTTGCAACGAGAGGTCACTCGAACAGAATTCGATGTACCCCCGCTGGGCTTCTATGATGAAACAATCCAAACTGACTTTAGAAGGTCTTAACACTTCTTCTAAGGCTACTATTGAACTCTGTGGATCTCAAAATAATGTTGCCCTGCTCGGTTCGCAAGTTGCACCTAATACGGTCACCTTGCCCGGTGTTGTCGGCGAAGTTTTTTCTATTCCTTTTTCATTTAAACCAGAAATTGCGTTGAACAAAAGTGACACTGATTTAGGACAAAGTCGTTTTCCTCAAATGAAAGTGCTTTTTAACTTGTGTTCGGCTATTGAAGCCCTCTATTCTACTGCTTCTGCTCAATACATCGCCGCTAATATCGCCGCTCTTCAATATTCTTTCTTGGATTTGCAACTCGGTTGGTATGAAACTGTAGAAGTTCCTTCGCAAAACCCTGTTGTGTTTCAAACTGTATCTTTGATCACACAAACATTGATTTCTAGCAACGCCTCAATTGGGGCTTGTGCCGCTTAAAAAGGCGGTGCTTATATCTCTTGGTGAATTAACACCATACCGCGAAGTTCCTTAGAGCCTCAACTACTATCCTATTACCGAAAGGTTTTAGGAGATCAGGGTTAATAACCCTTCCCGATAGTAATTAATGTTGATGGATTGGATAATGTGGGTGGAAGTTCCTCTATGCCGTTATGCAAGGCAGTGGAAAACCTGAACGACTTTATGGGATAGTGCGTGATTTAGTCTAGCAAACTGAATATGACCGCAGAAGAGAAAGTCTACTCCGTGCCTTTAAATAGGCAGTTTAAATATTCCTCGGCAGTTTGCACACCAATAATATTCACGCATTTATCGCCATATAATTCTTTATATTGTTTAATAATTTCATATTCTCTCTTTTCTAATTCTGTTTTGGATTTACATGGATAATTTTCAATTAATTTTATTTCGTATTTTCCGGTTTTAATAATTTCAAAAGAAGATGTATAATGATTAGTAGTTTGGTAACAATTATATTTATTACGATGTCCCCTTAATCTTTCTTTTAATCCTTGTTGTGTGCTTCCAACATAATACAAATCATTATTGCTAATATAATAAATTTTACTATTTTGATAATCCATTTTATTGATATAAATAAGAGTATTCTATTTAAATCAATTTTATGATATATTTATTTATAAAATAAACCGTGTTTTTTTTATACACTAACCAGTCCACGTACATAGATAAAGCAGTCAGATGGATGGGACGAAGGGTTTTGCGTATCAGTCAATCCATTGAGAATAACGTTTACGCTTAATCTGTCGTTTATAGAAGTAATAAAAGAATAGCCAATACCCCAACAACCATTTTGCTCACCGGTTCTTCTTCCCAGATTGGCCACGGTTCTTCTATGCCTGCTACAATGACGGCTTTTCTTCAAAATCCTACCACTGTTCATATCTTTTTGAGAGATTTGTTTGGTATATGTCGTCATTCTAACGTTGAACTTGAACGTATGAACGGTATGCAAATTACTCTTGAATTGGAAGACCGCCAAAATCTCTTTAAAATCACCACTTTAGGAGATTTTCAGCAGATTAACGTTGCCGATGTCAGTGGAAATACTGCCGCCGCTGTTCTTCCCGAGAAATTTGTCAATCCTGCTGGTCTTGGTTATTTACAATCTACCAATTCTATGTCTACCTCATGTGTTCCTCGCGGTCAGTTTGAAGCCCCTTCCAGTGGTATGTTTTTAGATGCTTCTGGCAATTACATGATCCAATATCCTAAAGAAGGTTTTGAATATCCTGCTGATGTTTATTTTCAGCAACCCACTAAAGGTGCTATTATTAATTCTGTTGTTTTTAATTCTGCTCTTGATTTTACGGCCGATCAATTGACTGCTTTAGGATTTGTTACAGGTGCTACGGTTAAACTCCGTTATGAAATCAGCAGTTCTTATGCTGGTTCTAGTGGTATTGCACCTAAACCATTTTATTTTATGACTATTCTTACTGGTACTACTCCTGGTGCTAGTGCCGCATTAGCACTTTCAGAAGATTTATGGTATGATGATATTCCCGGACGCACTGTTGATGATGTAGTTACCTTTATGGGTCTTGAATTATTGAATGCTGATGAAGTTGTTATAATTGATTCTACTGCTTCTCAAGCCCTCCTCCAAACGCAACTTGCTTCTAATACTCTTACGATGAATGCCGCACAAACTTTAAAATTGAAGCAACTTGGTGTACTTGATGCTGAATACCGCCCGACCGGCGTGACATTTGATTTAGGCGTACAAATGTATTCTGGTGTTCCTACTGCTACTGCTGGTGCTCATATTATTCCCGATTTCATTTCCAATCAAAGTTAATCGGCCGTCCGCAAAGTGTTTTCTAACCAGATTAGCAAACTACCTGCCCAAGATGATAAATGCCGTATTCTCGGCTCCACTCTTGATGCTTCGGGTAACGGAACGATTACCTTTTCTTCTTGGGGTTGCGAAGGTCGCACTTCTATTCAGGCACAAACCTTTTATCCTACTGGCGTTCAAACAGCACCTCATGGCTTTGATGCTGCAACTACTGCCGTCTATTACATTTGGAATGTTCAAAATCAACATATTTTCACTAGCAAAGTAGTTAATTTGCCAGCCAAATTCAGCGTAATAACTGGTTGCCGCTTGGCTTACAGCGTAGAAAATCTTGTCTGTAAGGTTAATTCGTGGGTCTAAACGGGATGACTGCAAAGCGGCAGACATTGGTACTAAACCGTCTTGAGTTAGCAACAATAGGTCACCGCCCCATTTAAAAAAGCACCTACGGCTAAAGGTTTGACCCATTTGCCATACACCGACCTCGCTCCAAGCGTTAGGGTCGGATGGGTTTGTACCCTTGTAAACAATTACTTCACCCATGCTAGTGACAAAAGCAGATAGGTCATCAACGCCATAACCAGCGTCAAGTGTCCATGTACCCATTGCTTGCAAAAAACCGCCTGAACGGGCAATTGACCCTAAAGGAAAGTCTAATGCCGCACCACCGATAGATTCAACAGGTAAATACCAAAAAGTCATAGTGTTCTTTTGCACAAAGAACAATCTGTTTTGGCACATATTGATGTTAATAAAGGTGTTGCTGTTTGCCCCTGTAATACCAATAACTGTGTAAGTTCCTACTACAGTAGCGTTTGCCGCAGGTGCGGTAGCCATTGTGTAAGTAAAGGTGTTAGCACCAGTAACGGTAATGTAAAAAGTACCGCTGTAGTTTGATTCCGTAGTTCCTGAAATAGTAACTCTATTACCTGTTGCTAGACCGTGAGCCGTTGCAGTAGTCAAAGTAGCTGTCAGGTTACCTGTTCCACCCCTTGTAATGGTGCTAATAGTGGCGGCTGTGGTTGTAGTAGCCATTTTGTACCAGCGTGTTCCGTCATACAGAATAGCTGGGTCAGCACCGTTTACAGCAATTAAGAAATTACCGCCATCGGTAGAAATCATGCAATGCTGGAATCGGCTATTAGTTAACCCTGTCAATACAACACTAGCTGTAGAAGTTGATGCGTTGTAGATTGTGCCGCCAGCAATAGCAAAAAGCGTGTTTGTGCCATCGTAATTGGCATAATTCATCAGGGTTTCCACATTACCCGTGATTCCAGTAGAACTCTTGGAATACCCTTTACGCAGGGTTACATCGGTAGGTGTAGGAAAGAAATTGATTAATTGCACCGCATCTAACGGTTGCATTTCAGCTAATGAATCCCTAGCATTCCACCCCCCAATTGGGGCGGCTAGTGAAGTTGTAGTGGCTGTGAACTTCTTAGCGACAGCCATGATTAACTACCGTAGCCAGTATCAGGAATGTTTGCCCAACCAATAAGCACGGCACTTGGCTGTGGAGCAAAGGACAATGTAGCTGAACCCTTGTCGTTAGCTTTAGCAATGCTTAAGTAACGCATATAGTCTTGTTGCAACGCAGTAGTATCAAATGACTTGATTTGGAAGTATTTGAGTTTAGTTGCCAATACGATAATGGTGTCATCTAAAACAGTTGTATCGCTATCGGCAGTAAAGCTGTTTTTAACCTGATCGGTTGCACTTCTGACAAAACCCTTAGAACGGTACTCAAACCCTAGATATTCTTGGGTGTTGTACGGTGGCCATATCTGAAAAGTGTTACCAAGAATACGCCAGCGTACCCGTGGCCCAGTTGAAATATAGCCTGATTTGAGCCATTGCCATTGCTGTGCATCAACAGGGCCTAACATTTGCCAATGCTTAGTTTTGTCCCAATGAGTATTGTCTGTAATGGTTTCGTAATCAGGTGGCAACGGATAAATGGTCTTACTGAATGTAACCGTACCGCCAACGCTGGTTGCTGAAGCCTTTTGGGTTGTAGTTAAAGTTGTACTGCTAGTAACTTCATCTACATAGGTATCTTGGGGAATGGATGTCCCCACGATGGAATAAGTGTTGTCCAGCCCTACGGTACTAGGGATAGCGGTCAAAATTTCTGTGCCATCAATAGTATCGCAGGTCGTGGTTATAGCTGTGGTGTAGAACCGATATTCCAGTTCCAATGCTTGCCAATCGTATTCTTTTACTAGGTCGTACCCAGCACGGTTCATCAACGCAAGAATCTGTTGCACATCTTGGCTAGTGTTTCCTGCTACATAAGTAGGTACGGCTAAGTTAAGTTCAGCGGTGACTTGCTGTACCATTTCAAGCATTGTTAGTGACATATCAGGCTTCCTCTGTGGCTACCGCTTTTTTACGGGGTTTCTTTTCACCAACAGCGGCAAGTATAGCGGCCATCTGATCTTGCATTTGAGCCAGCTTCGCATCTGTTTCTGCTTTAATTTTAGCAGTTTCTTGATCCTTTTTGGCAAGTTCTTCTTTCAAAGAATTAATTTCACTTTCACGCTTATCAGTTTCTGCCGCATTGGTTGCTAGATTTAAAAATGCCTTTGCCTTATCAC